CATATCCCATTTATTAAAGACAAATTAGGTATTAAACCGCCTATTATGAGTGCGGAACTGGAAATCACTTTGTGTAATTTATTTATGGATATTCAGGCGCCTTATGCGAAATATTGCCCCGACTACCGGATAAATTTCTTAAATTACTATTATACGGTTTATAAATTATGTGAGCTCTTAGACCAGCAACAGTTTTTACCGTATTTTCCGATGTTAAAAGATAGAGAGAAAAGGATTGAACAAGATGTCATTTGGAAGAACATCTGCGATGAATTAGATTGGGAATTTATACCGACGGTATGATATTTGTTGTTTATTATAAAAATATTATTTACACTAATAATTTTATATTCTTCTTTCTTTATTTTTTTCTGCTAATCTTTTATCTTTTAAAACCTCGGAAATCCCACTAAGTTCGCACCAATACCGAACCCGGCACCCGAGCGTGCGCTGACGCCCATACTCGGCACGTAGGTATCCAAAATGCTGAACGTGGCAGCCGCCGTTAAAGCAATCAAAGCGATTTCGTCTAAATTAAGTGAGCGTTTGGGGATGGCAAAGGCTGCAATTGCCACCATTAAACCTTCCACTAAATATTTAATAGCACGTTTGACTAATTCACCCAAATCAATGCCGAAATTCATATTATATTAAATATAAAGAAAAAAATAAAAAATAAATAGTTAATTATTACATATAAGAATTATTACATATACTGTTAAATTAACTTAAAATATATTTATGTATTTAATTATAAAAAAATGTCTTCACTAAACAACAATTCTTTTGCACCTAATTCTTTTGACAAAAAAACGAACTCCGACGGCTCTAATAATCTCAAGTATGTAGATGTCTTGGAGGAGGATAAGCCAATTGCTGGTCAGAAGTTTACCTGTATTTCGTTCATTTCCCCAGAAAAGATTATTAAAATGCGGGAATTGTATTCGTTTGAACAATTCCTAAACCAATGGGATTTAAGTAAAGCGCTAGAATGTTATACGCATTTCTTACATTTTTTGGCCTACAAATATACCTTAAACTTTGATGCCCTGAACAACGATTTTCAAGAATTTTGCAAGGATGAGAAAGACACACTTTGTACGAGCAAAGTCGCAGACGATTACAAGAATTTTATTGATACGCATGAGGCGGAACTAGATAATAAATACAATACACTAAACAAGTTTCAAACTAGCGTCCGCGGAGTAAAAGTTCGCGGGTCTTATCCCACACAAGAAGAAGCCGAACTACGGTGTAAAATGTTGCGGGAGGTAGACCCCAACCACGACGTGTATGTGGGTTCCGTCGGCATGTGGTTACCCTTTCACCCCGAATCATATAAGACGGGACGTGTGGAGTACCTAGAGGAAGAACTAAATGCCCTGATGCACGAGAAACGGAACAATGAAAGTCACGCCAAAGTGGAATTTGATAAGCGCGTCCGTGAGACCAAAGAGAAGGCGATGGAGGATAATAAAAAGAAGGCAATGGAAAGTGGTAATGTACTCACCCAAACAATTAATGATGACGGGCAACTCGTCAGTGTGAAAGATATGAATACAATGGACAGTAAGCTAGACAAAACCATAGACATTGCGGAATTGCGCCGGGAATTGTTTGAAGGGGAAAATATTGTGATAGATAAGATTTCGGACCGGGGGTTGAGTAAAATTAATGAAATACATTCCACACTTTTGCCAAAAGTGTAGCAAAACTACACAATAATTTTACAGGCGTACGCAAAATGTATATAAAAATATAAAATTAATATATTATTTTATTTTATTATAATAAAATTATAATAAAATAAAATAATAAAATGGCGCCGATAAAAACCACATGTGCTACACCAACATGTAGCAAGCGTTTAACTTTCATGGAAAAAACCACGTGTATCTGTGGCAAATGTGAAATGCCTTATTGTACCCTGCACCGGCTAGCGGAGGCGCATTTTTGTAAACACAATTATAAAGCAGATGTAAATAAAGAACAGTTTATTATGGAGAATATGTGCGTGAAAGAGAAAATAATTAAATTATAAACACACTTTTGCCAAAAGTGTAGCAAAACGACACACTTTCAAGTAATGCATACGCCATATAAAGACACTTTCAAGTAATGCATACGCCATATAAACACACTTTTGCCAAAAGTGTAGCAAAACGACACACTTTCAAGTAATGCATACGCCATATAAACACACTTTTGCCAAAAGTGTAGCAAAACGACACACTTTCAAGTAATGCATACGCCATATAAATAAATAAAATATTACGTCCATTTACAGCCCAACATTGTCTCAATATCAATAGAAAAGTTTTTTTTTCCTGTAGCAGGAAAAAAAGTATATTCGCTAAAATAAATATCGTCATTTTTTTCTATATAGAAATCCATTCTAACAAATTCAAACGGCTTGGCTAATAAACCAGCTAAATCATACATTTTTTTAATATTTTCTTTCTCAGGTATGATGCAATTTTTATAAATTATTTGATTAGTATCTTTATAATTCATACTTATCAATGTTAAATTACAATCACTGTCTATCAAATAATGTGTATTTTGATCAATATTCTTATTTCTTATTGTAAAAGTATATGGAATACCATGAATGCAACGAAATATAAAAGTAAGTGCATTACCACTTTTGCCAGTGTATTTACACTCTATTTTTTCTTCAATAAAAAATTGTTGTTGAATAGTGTGAACATTTCGCTTATTGAATAATTCTAATTTGTGTTTAACATCAGTTTCAGTCATTTTTTCAGTTGATATAATATTTATATTATTCCCTGAATTAAGATTTGATTTAATCATATAATTCTCATTGAGGTCATCGTGTCTTACGTCATTATAATCACATAAGACACGTACCAATCTTGCTACATGTATCTTATCACCACAAATTTCTTTAACAAACTTTTTCGCATATAGTTTATCCATATATTTTTGATAATACTTTATAACAAATGGATGAGAATATATAATTTTTTGGTATAATAAAAGTGTCATCCAAATTGCAGGTTTTTCAAATGTATAGGTCGCTTGGCCTGTCATTTTATATATAATAGATAAATTACGGTTCATTAACAAACGTAATTTATCTACTATGTTATAAAACACATCTTTTTTACACTAAAATATATAGCGTACGCATTACTTTTAGTTGTGAATTTTTGGTATTTGGTCCAAAAGGTTGTGTTTTGGACCAAAAGGTTGTGTTTTGCTACCACTTAGACTTTTTCACATTAATTTTCGGACCGGCTCCCCTTTTCTTCACACTATTCGGGTCATAGGTCATTTCTTCATCATCAGAATTAAAATCTTTGGACAATTCCCAAAACTCCTTGGACCCTAATTTAAAATCCGCATGGTGTTCCGCTTTATACCAAAACACTTGATCATGGAGTTTATTAGACTTGGCATTATTATTGATGACCAAACATTCAAAATTTTCCGTACACTGGTCCATGACTTGGGCAAACGATTCATAGGTCGGAAACATCCCCGCATAATTCTCCCAAATCCGTTTCCGATTGGCGATATACGGCTCCCGTAAAATAAACACGTAATCAATATTCGTGCGCAAATTTGGAGGAATACCTAAAGGATATTGCATCGTAATGATTAACATCACTTTCCAGTGCCGCCCATTCATAAAAAGCAGGCGCATCATCTTATCCCGGGTCCACGTGGCATCATACAAACAATCGTCTAAAATCACAAATGCCCGGGGGTCTATATTACATTTTTTATATTGGTCCATTTCTTTTTTTACCTGTTTTAGAACGGTTTTTTGCCGTTTCAAGATGTTCTCAATAATAGCGGTATTATATTCATCGTGAATAAATAATTTAGGTACGTGGGAACTGTAAAAACCGTTGCCGGCTTCGGTCCCGGAGATGACGGTGCCAATGGGAATATCTTGGTGGTAAAACAGTAAGTCCCGCACGAGGTAACTTTTCCCAGTATCACGCCGCCCAATTAATACCACCACGGGCCCTTTATTTTCGTCGGGTCTAAAACTAATATGTTTCATATCAAATTTTTTTAACTCTAAGGTCATTTATATTTAGAGTAAATTTATATAAAAAATAATTATCTCTTCCGCACACAACCTTTTAGAAAAAGGTTGAACCAAAAACACACTTTTGCCAAAAGTGTAGCAAAACGTTAAACTAAAATTATTTATAAATTTTAGAGGCGTACGCCGGCAAAATTATAGTTAATTTAGTGTGAATTTTGGTCCAACCTTTTTCCAAAAGGTTGTGGGTTGTGAGTTTAAATCGCTCTATAATAAATATAAAACAGAATTAATGGAGTTCAGTTATAAAAAACACGACAATGATAAATTGTTCAGTTCTTTAGAAAAAACTGAATTGGGTATAAAAAAACTCCAAAATTATATCCCCCTTTATTCCAAGTTTTTTGTATTAAATGAAACCAACTGGAATACCATTAACTTGAACAATGAATTTTATTTAAATAATATCA